ATCCACATTCCATTACAGTTTTCCCACGTGCGGAATCGGATGACTACCAAATCTTCTCAGCAGGTTCAGAAGATTACGAAGCGATCGGAGCAGAAAGATTTAGCAACATCCTAACCGAAGCCAACGAAATCATTCAGAAAGAAATCCAACTTCAACTATCACTTTCAATCATCAAGAACTAACCCCGATGGAAACACTAACCCACTACAAGAAACTACGCAACCCTGACTACATGGGAGCGTACTGTATGCCAACTGACGGAGGCGAAATTATCCTAACGATTAAGTCCGTGCGTGTCGAATCCGTTCCAAATCCTGACGGTAAGAAATCAGATTGCACCGTTGTTCACTGGATGGAACAGAATTGGAAACCAATGATTCTGAACGCAACCAACAGTAAGACTATTTCGAAACTTGCAAAGTCTCCATTTATCGAAAAGTGGCAAGGCTTACAAGTTCAAATCTACACCGCTAAGATTAAAGCTTTCGGAGAAGAACACGATGCTTTACGTATCAGAACATTCGCACCGAAACCAACCGCAGCACCTACGCCCGATCCGGTAATTGACGAACTGGCAATCAAGGAATCGATCGATAAGTTAAACACCTGCACTACCGAGGAAGGATTAACCGCAATGTTTAGATCATTCACGCCACAGATGCAGAAGATCGATTCTATTATCAAAGAAGCGAAGATGGTTAAAGACATGATTAAAGCGACTGAACAATGATACTGCACAACATCGAACAAAGAACAGGCGAATGGTATCAGATACGAGTAGGCAAAGTTACCGGATCAGAATTCAAAAAAGTAATGTCAAAGAATTGGATGGACTATGCCGATAAGATCGCAGCCGAACAATTGACCGGATCAAGTCTTGACGATGAAGACGGATTCGTAAGTTACGACATGCAACGTGGAATTGATTTAGAGCCATTAGCCGCAGCAGAATATCAACAGCGCAACAATATTCAACTTGATCTATACGGCTTTATTCAGTCATCTAAATTTGAGCATTTAGGACTTAGTCCCGATGCAGTTGGTTTGGAAGTTTCTTTCGGTGTTGAGATCAAAGCACCAAACGTAGCAACTCACATCCGATACATTCGCCACGACAAGATACCTGCAAACTATTACGATCAGATTCTATGTTATTTCGTAGTGTGCGATTCCATCCGGCACGTTGACTTTGTTTCTTACTGCCCCGATCTTGAACAATACCCGTACTGGCAGAAACGAATTACACGGGATGAAATGCAAACCGAAATCGAACAAGCAGAACAATCACTTACCAAATTCTTCAGACAAGTAGAAACCGTTAAAACCCTTATCACACAATGAGAAAGCAACTAAATAATACCGTATGTGCTGAACTCGCACAGAACTTCAAGCCGTTTAAAGTAAGACGCAATCCGTTAAAGCCTCAGAACGGATTCAAAACCTCAACAACTTACAAAGTAACTGAACTGCGTAAGAACGCACTTAACCAGTGGGTGGTTCGATTCATATCTTCTAAGCACGATTGGTTGGCTGAAAACTTTGATTTGATCGTAGAGAAACTACCCGAACCGAAGCGAGTTTTAAGTGGTTATGATGAACGTGGACAAATGGTAATAGGAGAATACTCACATACCGATCAAGATGCTTTTACTCACGTTAAATATTATGACAGCACAATTAAGTTAGTCGCTGTTGAGGTTGATCCAATTCAATTCAAAGCAAAGGAGATCGAGGATAAACTTACAACTCTTTATGAGTTCAAGCCTAAACAACCGAACCCCGACAATCAAACGGTTAAGTCATTGGTTCAATACGTTTCAGAAAACAAAGATTCAATGAGCAAGGAATCGCTTATGCACTTTGCCAATCTTATAGGACTTGTTAAACTCGGAGCATTATGAGTACACTAAGATCAGGACGCACCGGAGTAAAGGAAGAAGTCGTAGTTAATTATTTCGATTTTTCTTTACTTGTTAAAGGCTATTACATCGAAGGAGAAAAAGCCGATAGAGATTATCCAGGTACTGCTTCAGACTTCGAAATTGAAAGCATAACATTAATCGAAGGAACATTACTTGACATTATTGACCAAGCACTTAACCATGATGAATTGGTTAACGACTGCATAAAAGAAATCGAACGATCATGAACTTCACACTTAAAACAATTCATCAGGTAATCAAGGAAGAATTACCTGAACCGTATTTATCACTCGCCAATAAATACACTACACAGAATAGGATTGTCCGAGATCTTCCCGATGCGATACTAAAATTAGTACCGTGGCAACCATCCGGCACAGACGAGGGTTATCAATTTTGGGAGCATATTTATTTATGGGCTAAAGGAATCAGAAAGACCTTACCTGAATTTCTTGATGCTCCAGTTAAGGTAAAATCCTACAGCTTCAATTCAAGATACAACGATTGTCTTAACGAGGCGAAATTAGCAAACTCAATCATCGTTAAAATGTTTGGTCGTGTTCTGCTAAATCGGGAAATTGATGAAGTCTACAAGCGTTACATTATCTTCAATTATCTTCTTTCAATCCGTGGGGATAGGTTTGGGTTTGCAATGATCGGACGAGCTGTTGCAGAAGCGATTGGAAGATCAACACCTTTTAACCATTCTACGGTCTATCATGCCCAATTGTCAGAATCAAATCTTATCGATACAAACGATTCGACCTACCTAATGATGAAGCGAGTGTTCGATCACGAAATGATGATGAACAGCGCAGTTGAATGGCACGAAGATGTTATTGATTACTAAATAATTCTTATCTTTACAGCACGTTCAGAGGTGAGAGCCTGAACCCGCAAGACATTAACCGCCCAATGGCGGCTACGTCAGAAAGTAGTTAACGCTACTATCTGCTCTCACCGTAGCCTTCATTGGGCTTTTGCGTTTTAATATGAACAATACAGATCGAATAATTATAAAGCAATATGATTTAGAAATGGGAAGGCTTCACGGAGCGATCACACCAAATATGAATCGTGAAACATTAATTTCTTCTATTGTAATTTTACAGAAGTTTTTGTTGATGCCCGATGATGTAAAACTTGAAAAGGCAAAAAAGTATTTTAACGATCCAAAGCCTTTTTAAAATGTTTAACTACTTCAATTATTTCTATCATTGGATAGAAGAAAATCCCGATAAGGTCGATCCGTATATTACTGCAGTTTATTTTGCATTGCTTAACCGTGCAAATAAGTCAGGATGGAAAGATAAGTTTGCAATCATTCTTGTTGACCTGCAGGAAACTTGCGGAATCAATTCACGAACTACAATGTTAAAAACACTTGCTCGGTTAGAAGAATTTGGATTTCTGCAGACTGTTTCAACCACAACAAATCAATACAAAAATAGAGTAATATGCCTTCCATTAAATGAAAAGCACTTGGATAGCACGTGGAAAGCAGATGAAAAGCACGTGGATATCACTTGGACACATAATAAGACTATTAAGATAGATAAGACTATAAAGACTATAAAGACCAAAGGGGCGGATTTAAGTAAGGTCTATTCTGAAAACGAATTAGTCAATAAGCACTTCATCGATTTTCTGCAGAACAGAATCGAAATAAAGAAACCCGCTACTCAACGTGCTGCAGATTTATTAGTTACCGAAATGCGTAAACTTTACAAAACACCCGATGAAGCAATACAAGGAATTAATCAATCAATAATGAAAGGATGGACTGGATTATTTCCAGTAGGTTCGCAAAATAACAAACCTCAACAACCTGCCCAATTCTCACGGGCATCACTAAACCACTTCGTATGAAACAAGCAATCGACATAGAACAACGAGTTATATCACTCCTGCTCACTACTGAAAATCCTGAACATGATTTCTTTGCCTACATCAAGAAAGATTATTTCACAACTGAGCAATACATCAAAGCTTACGAATTAATCGAACTTCTCAGAGCCGATAAGAAGCCAGTAAACATAACTTCATTCACGCACCTAAATCGGGAAAAGAAATTACTATCACATCCCGACCATATTAAGATCATCACATCATCTGACACGCTATCATACGGTGAACCATTTATGTATTACGTCCACGAACTTCGTGAGGCATACATCAAACGTGAAATAAGCAGAATCGTTACAGAAGAATCAGTCGGACTATACGATCGAATCGATGCTTCACAATCAGCTGCCACCATCGTCAAGAAACTGACCGAACTTATGGACACTGGTACAACCTCGGATAACATCATTACCATTTCAGAACTTACCCGAAATGAACGTGAAGCATACTTCAGACGGCAATCACTTAATCAAGCAGGCAAGACTTCAGGGATCGAAACGGGACTATCAGCACTCAATAAGTTCACCGGTGGTTGGCAATCTGAATTTATAATCTTAGCAGGTCGACCATCGATGGGTAAGACAGCACTTGCATTATTTCACGCAATGCGATCTGAAGAACCTGGCATTTACATTAATCTCGAAATGGGACAATCTCAACTTTCGCAAAGGTTGATTCTCCAATACTCGGACGGAATGATTAATTCAGCACGACTTCGAGATGGTAACTTAACCCAACCCGAACTACATGCTTTCGAATCCACCATTTCAAAAATAGAAAACAAGCCGTTTACAATTTACGATAAGCCTCGATGCGGTGTTCACGAAGCGATTAGGGTAATTCGTAGGGAAGCAAGAAAAGGACGGTGCAAATGGGTTGTTATAGATTACCTGCAACTAATGACAATCGAAGGTTACAGAGGCGGAAATCGTGAAGCTGAAGTAGCAGAAATTAGTAAGACACTTAAAGCAGCACAGAAAGAACTTGGAATCCCGATAATAGCCCTTGCACAGTTGAGCCGTCAAGTAGAGCAACGAGCCGATAAGAAACCGATGCTATCCGATCTTCGTGAATCGGGATCATTAGAGCAAGATGCAGATACTGTATGCTTCGTTTACCGTCCTGCTTACTACGACTTGAAAAAAGAAGATGGAGGCGAATACACTAACGAGATATTCTACCTTTTTGAAAAGCATCGACAAGGTGCAACCGGAACTGTTGAGTTTAGACATAACCAATACATGACCGATTTCTTTGATGCAAAACAAGAACCTTTCAACTCTTACCTACCCGTAGCAGAATCCACATCACTAAACCACATAAGACAAAATGAAGATCTACCATTCTAACGAATTCGTCAATGTAAGTATTGACAAGACTAAGCAATTGATTGAACTTAACGCTTTGACAGATGAAGAAATATCTCAACTTTATCCGGAACTATCTAAGA